AAATCCATTTGGAAAGAGAGCAGTTGCAAAAGCACTTGTATCTGACGTGGGAGAAAGAATACAAAAAAAAGTAAGATCTATGACAACTGTTCATAACGAAGGTAACTTACACAAGTGGTTCAAGGGATCTAAGTCTAAAGATGGTAAAGGCGGTTGGGTCAATGTAGTAACAGGTGGAACTTGTGCTAGTGACGAGCCAGGTGAGGGCACTCCTAAGTGTGTATCATCATCGAAACGTGCAAGTATGACTAAGGCAGAAAGACTCTCTGCATCTAGAAGAAAGAAGAAGGCAGATCCTAACCAACAGTCTAAGTCAGGAGCGGCAAAGCCTACATATGTTAGTACAGATAAGAAAAAGAAATCAGTGAAAGAAGGTTTCCTTAAAGAAGTATCAGATGCTAAGATGTTTAGACAGTCTGATGAGAATTTAGACAAACTTAAAAAGAAGTTTGATGGTATGGATGATGGTCCTGCTAATTCTTTCATGAGAAAAAGAATTTCAAAAGAATTAAAGAGAAGAGAAACACAGAAGAGAAAAGAAATGTTGAACCCTACGGTTCAAATTAAAGATGAGTATATAGCAGAAAAGAAAGTTAAGAGAGATAAGTATGGTGATCCTATCAATCCAGATGGTAGTTATGCAGGCAAGAAAAATGAAGATAAGAATCCAAAGGATCAATTCAGTAACAACGAATCATATGATGCAAAGAAGAAAGCGATGAGAGATGCTTTTCTAAGTCGTAAGGAAGGCCAAAAGGTTGCTGAAAAGAAAAAGAGTTATAACGAGATGTTTTCATACCAGAAAGATTCTGTCAAGAGACAATATAGTGGAAAGGATTATAAACCAGAAGATAAAAAGAATGTTCAGAATCTAACTAGAAAACCAGTCAATAAAGTGGGTGGAAGAACTGATGGAACTGCTGGTAGTTATGTAGAGAAACCTCAGAGAACTACTAATGAAGATTATCATAGTGGACAGGGTGAAAAGAAAGTAAAAAGAACTCTAAAGTATATGAAGAGTAAAGGACAGGATGGAGCTCCTGGCTTAAATGCAATGATATCAAGGATAAAAGATCATGAAGATAGAAGAGGTGTTAAGAAAAAGAAAGAAGAAGTAAATGAAAAGAAGAAGGTTGAGATTAAACTTAACCCTAAGACAAAAATTGGAGTTAAAGTTACTGACATAGGGGCTGGTGGAAAAGAGTATGTCAGAAAGGATACAATGAACGAAGCATCAAAGTATAGTTCTATAGTTAGAGCTGGTATCAAACTTGGTGGTAAGAAAGGTGGTAGATTGGCACAGAAAGGTGAGAAAGCTGCACTTGAGTATGGAAAAAACAAGGCAACACAAGCTGCAAAAGGTGGAAAGGGTGCTGGTGGTGCTGAGAAAGCAGGTGCTGCAATCGGTGGTGCTCTTGGTGGTGCAGCTGGATTTTTAGTTCCTGATGGACCTTTAATGGCTGCTGGTGAAATTGCTGGAGGATATCTTGGTTCAAAAGTTGGTGGTGCGATTGGTAAAAAGATTGATAACAAAGTAAGAGGTAAAGGACAAGAACATCCACAGAATAAAAATACTCCACAGAATAAAATAGTTAAGACTAAACAGTTAAAAAATACTTCCAACAAAACTATGGGTATGTCTAAACAAAGACAACAAACATATGCTGTAGCAGAAGACATGAGTGGTATGTCTCAGAAGTCTGGTGATAAGAGAAGCACTGATAGTGGTGCTGGTATGACTGCTAAAGGTGTTGCGAAATATAACAGACGCACTGGTGGTAATTTAAAGACTGCTGTTACAACTGAACCATCAAAACTAAAGCCTGGATCAAAGGCAGCAAATCGTAGAAAGAGTTTCTGTGCTCGCTCTAAGAGTTGGACAGGGGAGAGAGGAAAGGCAGCTCGTCGTCGTTGGAATTGTAACAATGGTTTTGAACCTGAGAATGGTGAGATGATTAATGAATACAAGACCATGCTTGATACAATCAAGAGAAAGGTATCTGTATTGGGTGGTAAATCAAATAAGAAACCAGCAGAGAAGACAACAGGTAGAGATGCTGGTGCGATTGCAAGAAAAGTTTTACAACAGAAACAACATAAGAAATATGTTAACTTCTTAGATATAGATGAAGAGAAAAAAAAGTGTGGTGAAGGTGAATACTATTGTAATGATGACAAAAAATGTAAACCTATTCCCAAAGGATACAGAGTAGGTTATGGTGGATATTTAAAACCAGACAATTCAGATGATGATACCAATGGAAAGAATGGTAATGGAAATGGTAATGGACATGGTGGAAACGGTAACGGTGGAAACGGTGGCGGGAACGGCGGAGGCAACGGAGGCGGAGAGTAGTTGACAAATTTTTTATAATGTGTATAATAGATGAATGAAATATATTTTTGATGTTGATGGGACTCTCACACCCAGTAGACAAAAGATTGATCCTGACTTTTTAATATTCTTCAACAGTTTTGCCTTAGCAAACGAAGTCTATCTTGTTACAGGAAGTGATAGGGATAAAACTATAGAGCAAATTACACACCTTCTCTACTGTAATTGTAAGAGGGTATATAATTGTGCTGGGAACGATGTGTATGAGGGTGACTTGGCAGTATATACTAATCCTTGGACACTACCAACAGATGCAGCACAACATTTATTAGAAGAACTAGAGACTAGTAGGTTCCCAGTAAGAACAGGAACACATATAGAAGAGAGACCAGGCTGTGTAAACTTTAGTATCTTAGGTAGAGGTGCTAACCAGACAGAGAGATTAGTGTATAGTGATTGGGATTCTATAAAGGAGGAGAGGAAAGGAATAGCAGAGAGATTTAATAAGAAGTTTCCAGAGTTACATGCCTTTGTTGGTGGTGTGACAGGTGTAGATATATCAAGTAAAGGATGTGATAAGAGTCAGATCATCAGAGACTTTCCTGATGGCGATGTAGTATTTTTTGGAGATAGATTAGACCCACATGGTAACGACAGACCATTAGCAGATGCGATTGAGAAAAATAAATTAGGTATGGTAATAGAAGTCTTAGATTGGAAAGACACTTGGAATAAATTAACATGAGTGACATCAACTTCAATAGACACCGTGTGTTCAGAGAGACAGACAGTGTTATTTTTTATGATATATCTGTAGAGGAATCAAACGCAGCAGACTTAGTTGTTCATGAAGGCCCTGCCATCTCACCTCCACCTGATTGTGTGGGAGGTAAACAGTTCTATATTCATAGTTTTCAAGACGACTGTAATAGAGTAGTACAGGGAGAGAGGACCTTTGAGTTAGTCAATAGAGAATGGAAGAATCAATATCATATAGTACACCTCAATAGACATAGCGGTGCGTTAGTTATACCACGCAATACATTTCATAGGTCAGTGTCGGGTGAGGGTGGATCAATAGTAATCAACCAAGCAACAAGGTATGATGGGTTTGATCCTAGTGCTGAGTTCTATCCAGTATCCACAGCAGAGTGCAGAGATTTATATAATATACTCAGAAACGTTGTCCCTGTAATTCATACAGTAGGTGAATGAATACATAGTGTGAAGATATGAGAATTATGGAATGGTTGAAGGAGGAGTTTACGAAAACCCCTGGCTATATGAGGGTAAACCTTTCACTTCTGACGATATTAATGATTTCTTCGGTTTCGTCTACTGTATTACAAATAAGACAACAGGTAAGAAGTACATCGGCAGAAAATATTTCGTACAGAAACGGAAGCCAAAGGGAGGAAAGAGAAGAGTTACTAGCGAGTCGGACTGGAAGAAATATTATGGATCGTCCCCCGAACTCAAAGCCGACGTATCCGCCTACGGAAAGGACAATTTTTCACGAGAGATCATGTCTCTCCATACAACTCTGGGGAAAACCAACTATGAGGAGACCAGACAACTGTTTATCAATGATGTCCTAACAGAGTCTCTTGACAATGGAGACCCTGCCTATTATAATAGTAACGTTTTAGGACGTTATTATCGGAAGGATTATTTTCCCAGTGGATGATTATATAAATTATCTGGTTAGTCTTGGTGCTGACACTATACCTCACAGAGAATCTGATCTCTTATCACACTCTATTAGAGTTGCTGGTATGTTATACAACTACAATAGACCTGTTGATGAACAGGTAGCGGGTCTGTTTCATTCGATATATGGAACTGAATTTCAAATGTATAAGATTCATGTGTTAAGAGAAGATGTTCAAAATATGATAGGAGAGAGATCTGAACATCTTGTCAATATATTTTGTACTTTGAATGACAGAGCTAATACTATATTATATGGTAGAGGATTATCAAATGAAGATAAGACATCACTTAGATGGATAGAGTTTTGTAATATCAA